AAATATTTAAATAATATCTGGAGAATTATTAACTGGGATGTTGTTAATATTCGCTTAGAAGGAAAATAATATGGCCTATTCAAACAAAGTAATCGACCACTACGAAAATCCACGTAACGTGGGAAGTTTTGATAAAGATGACAATACTGTAGGAACGGGCATGGTAGGTGCACCTGCCTGCGGTGATGTAATGAAACTACAAATAAAGGTGGAAGATGGCATTATCACAGATGCGAAATTTAAAACTTATGGCTGCGGATCGGCTATTGCAAGTTCAAGCCTCGTTACAGAATGGGTCAAAGGAAAAACTCTCGACGAAGCAGGATCGATTAAAAACTCCGAAATCGCCGAAGAATTAGCCCTACCACCTGTTAAGATACACTGTTCAATTCTAGCAGAAGATGCTATCAAGGCGGCTGTAAATGATTACCGTAACCGACACGGCAGCTAAAAAAATAAAACAACTGCTTGAAAAAAGAGGCAAGGGTGTTGGCATTCGACTGGGTGTAAAAACTACAGGGTGCAGTGGCCTTGCCTATACATTAGAGTATGTCGACGAATATACTGCCGAGATTGGAGTTACTAACTTTGCCCACCCAGATTTTTGTGTGTTAGTTGATGCAAAAAGTCTAATCTACATGAACGAAATGACTGTAGACTGGGTTCGCAACGGACTAAACGAAGGTTTTGATTTTAAAAATCCCAACGAGAGAGATCGGTGCGGTTGCGGAGAATCATTTAGAGTTTAAAATCTGCTCACTGGCAGGTCAATGCCGGCGGGCATATCCCATATTTTTTTACGTTCGATACCTTTTCTTTGTGCGAATCTCTTAGCATCACAGTTCGAACAGCAATGAAAAAAATTATTGTTCATTCTGTTCGATCTCATTTTTTTTAGTTCTCGTTCGAACTCTACTCCACAACTGTCACAGACCAACATAGCTACAGTTTTCTTACGACTGTAACTGTGAACTCGACCTAGTTTGCTGATACGAACATAGACAGTTTCGATTAATTTTGTGCCATTGAACATGTATTATTTACATTTGGCTTATAAAACAGAACGATAAATACAGAGTCAAACTTTTTGGATATAACTATGACCAGACGTCAAATAGAAATCGGAACCATTGGAAATGATGGTACAGGCGACAGCATTAGAGACGCCTTTAGAAAAGTCAACGAGAATTTTAGAGAATTGTATAGTTCACTCGGGCTCGGTGACAGATTAAGTTTTAGAGGCCTCGATGAAACGCCAGATTCTTACTCCGGACAGGAAAATGCCTTATTAGCAGTTAACAACACTGAAACAGGAATTGTATTTAAACAATTAGTAGCTGGTACTGGAGTCCAATTAGATTTCACTGCTAATGCCAACGAAATCGAAATCAGTACATTGTTTGCTTCTATTTCCGGAGATCCTAACCCTCAATTAGGCGGAAACCTATCAGCAAGAAGTGGTGCTGCTCAGTACAGAATTTTAGATTTAGGTACCAATACCAGTCCGCTGAGCCCTGTCTATAAACACGAAGCTGTTAATAAATCATATGCCGATGGAAAAATTTCATTAGGCGGTATATCAGCTGTTGATCCGGCAACTGGATTGATCAATCCAACATTTGGCACCATGACCGGTGCTCTTATACTTTCAAGAGATCCAGAGCCTCTAGACGACGAAGTACACGATGGACTTATTGCTGCTACGAAAAGATATGTCGACGGGTCTGCATTTGGTAGTTTGGTAAATTTGTATGTGGCAAAATCAGGATCCGACGAAAGAACTGGAGTGAGTCCAGCACTACAAGGTCGTGCTTTGGCCTATGCCTATAAAACTTTAGAAGCGGCTTTAAAGCGTGCCGAAGAATTGATATTAGAAAGTAGACAAGAAATAGGCCCTTATAAAAAGGTACTGACGTACAATCAAGGACAAAGTGAATGTACATTGTCAAATATTATAACATCTCCTGATTCAGGTACTGGATTTATAGGTCAAGTATTCATGAGCGTAGATACTGTTGTTTTATCTGCACCGGGTACTAACTATCGCGTAGGTGATATTATTTCTATATCAGGCGGCACCGGAACAGCAGCTACAATAGAAGTACTATCCACTATAGGAAATCCAGGTGCTGTGTTATCATTTAAGTTAATCAGCGGAGGAATTTATAGTGTACTACCCGGTACTACTAATGTTGTCACCGGCAGTAACAGTCAATTCGGTGGCGGCGCCAGATTTAATATCAAATACAAAGTTAATAATATTTCAGTAATCAATGGAGGAATTGACTACGGTCTCGTGTCAGTTCGAATTACTCCTGCAGTGGGAGATACTGCAGGATCTGGGGCGTTTGGATCTGCCGAGGTTGTCAATGGTGCAGTGGTTAGTATAACAGTTAGTGACCCTGGAAGCAATTTTTCCTTATTGCCTATTGTAAGTGTAGATCTTCCTAGATTTAAGATATATACCGGTGGGCTCAGAACTGATTTCACAGGTAACGTTATATCACCCGATCCTGCGGCTGTGAGAACTCGTGATATTAGAGAAGGGCTTTTCTTAAGAGGGGAAACTTCCGGAGCATTAGCACAGATCCTCGGACACACCGGTGCCTTAGACGGCAATGACGAATTATTCGATGTTGACATCAAATACGGATCTTTCCAATTAGGAGAAACTATCTCATACGGAGACGTTACTCTTAATACTCAAATTAGTGTTCTAGTTGAAAGCGGCATATATGAAGAAAATTATCCCTTGAGAATACCCCAGAATGTAGCGATAATCGGGGACGAATTCCGTCGTGTGATTATTAGACCAAAGCCGGGAGAAAGTTCAAGTCCCTGGGCATTTTTAAAATTCCGCAGAGATACACGAATAGATGGTCTGGAAACTGCAGAACAACTGTTTGGATATCATTATCTAGCAGATCCTACTATTCCAGTATACCCTGCTATCAATAACAAAGGAAGTTTTACTTCTGCAGCAACATTGATTAGTTTAAACAAAACGTTCTTGCAACAAGAAACTATAGCATGGATTGATAACCAAATTTTCAATAACATAGGTGTATTTTTTGGATTTGATTACGATACATTGAGCTGGTCTAGAGACATCGGCCTTCTTGTCGATGCTATAATATTTGACTCAAAATATGGCGGATATTCAAGAACCGTTTCAACTGCTTTAAAATATAAATCATCTGACAACGGTCTGACTGCTATTACAACTCAATTATCTCAAACCACAGCAGCTTTAACTCATCTCAATGAATTAATCACAGCTATTATAGCTAATACAGAAATTACACCCAAGTATAATTTATTAAAAAATCAGATCATTGACCTAGGCTACGTGGCCGAACTTGGGTCAGGTGATGTGATCAACGACTTGTTTTCTACAGTGTTCGATGTTATTTCAAATTCCGGCAGTGTAAATTATCCTAAAAATAACGACAATCTAGATGTATTTCTCTGTAATGATGCTGTGATCGTCAGAGCTGTGACCATGCAAGGACATGGTGGATTTTCTATGGTCCTCGACCCAGAGGGTCAAATACTGGCTAAATCTCCTTATGCTCAAGAGTGTGCTTCTTTTTCAAAGAGTAACGGTAGACAACGATTTGCCGGTGGTATGTTTGTTGACGGTTTTACCGGAAATTTACAGTTCAGATTAACTCAAAGAGTCGTAGTAGGAGGGATTGACAGTAACACAAGATTTAAAGTTTCTGGCCTTGTAAGATCGCCAAACTTACCTGCATCTTTTATTGTTAACGACAGTGTTTATAGAATAAATTATGTTCGAGATTTTGTTTATTCTCCTAACGGATCCACTGCGCAATTTGTATTAGACGAAACAACTCCTTTTACATACACTATCGGACCAAGAACGATTAGTGTCAGCACTGGCAATCCTGGAACTTTTACCTGTGTTAATCATAAATTAGAACAAGGCGCTGTGGTTGTCTTTGTCAGCTCAGCAACCTTGCCTCAACCTTTAGTAACAAATAAAGAATATTACGTTATTGCTGATAGTTTAACTTTAAACAGTTTTAGAATTTCTGTAAATCCAAACGATAATATCGGCCTAGCTATTACAACATCCGGTTCAGGCACTATAACATTTGAAAGAATCTATGAAGTACTGATGCCAGGTAACAGATCTATGTTAAGCAATGACTTTACACAGATCGCAGATCTCGGGTATGGACTGTTAGTCACAAACGGTGCGCTGACCGAAGCTGTTTCAATGTTTACCTATTACTGTCACATTTCGTATTACTCGCTGAATGGTGGTCAAATTAGAAGTATCAGCGGATCTTCGGCACATGGTAACTATGCGCTAGTTGCAGAAGGCTCTGATCCTTTGGAAATTCCAACACCTGTAACTTTGTTCTACGATCTATCTCAAGGTGCCAAATGTTATTATCCAAACTCTAGTTATGCCAATCTAGCTGGCCAAAGTGTGATATATGTCTACAACTATACATATATTCCGTTGGCTAAAAGCGAACTTGAAATTATCCACACCGACGGATCGTTGGTCAGGTATGTCATAGGAACAGTCTCTACAGTGAACTTACCATCGGGGGTAGCAGAAATTAGAATCAGCACTGCCGATGGATTAACTGCAACGGTACCCAATAACACTCCATTATCTATTAGAAACAACGGACAGGTAATATTGACTGGAGATGTAGTAAATGTTGCTACAAGACCCTCCACAGCTCTGGTATTAAACGAATCTTCCAATGTTTATCGTATTCTACAATTCGAAGACTATCCCGATCCAGCAGCAGCCACAACCTGTACAATCGCCAATGGCAGTCCAGCAGTAGTAACCTCAACTGGCCACGGACTACTAGCAAATTACATAGTGACTTTTACTACTAGTGGTAGTTTACCTAGTCCTCTACAGGTAGGAATTAGATATTATGTGTTAGAAGACGGCCTTAGCTCTAACACATTTAGAATAGCACGTTCCCCAAACGGAACAGCAATTAACACAACATCTTCAGGCTCCGGAATTCATTCTTTTAAAAATGCTGCCTTAGCGAGAACCACACTTCGGGAAAACTACGACTATATCGAATTAACAGTAGCTCAGCCCAACGAGTATGTAGCAGGGTCTACTAAAAATTTCTCAGTTACCACAGCAAATCCCGCAGTGTTTTCGTCAACAGCTCACGGATTAGCTGTTGGTGATGTTGTTAGACTCAGCAGTACCGGTAATCTACCAACAGGTCTTTCAAACACAAGACACTATTTTGTTATTAGTACAGGGTGGGGTCTAAACTCCTTCCAGTTAAGTGATATACCCGGAGGCGCTGGCGTAGAAGTTACTGCTGCCGGAACTGGAACATATTCTGTAGGCAAAGTAAAAGGGCGAGTAGGAGACAACAGTTTCTATGTAGTAGCAGTGGGTCCCAACGATGTTACAAGACTCACTGGTTATAAATTCGTATGGTGCGGGTTTGAATACACTGTTACACAATACGATTCTCCCACAGTCACTGGAATTGAAGGGATTGCTAGAATCACCCTTAATCGAGCACTACAACTTGATGCACTCACTGGTACAGGTAATGTTTTAACTTTCCAGTCGCCCCCGACTCTCAAAGCAGGAGTCCCTAAGAGAACCTCGGGAGCAGCTGGTACATTGACCATTAGAATTTCTCTAACTCGAGTAACATCGCATGATCTATTGGAAATCGGCACAGGATCTTATGCAGATACTAACTATCCCAACGAAATCTACGGACCTTCAGTTAATCCGGCAGCTCCTGCACAAGAAACCGAAGAAAGAGGTTCAGGAAGAACATTTTATGTTACCACAGACCAATTTGGTAACTTTAGTGTCGGTCCTTATTTCCGTGTTGACCAAGGCACAGGTAGTGTTACGTTTTCAGCAGCAATCGCACTTAGTAATCTAGACGGACTTGGATTTAGAATTGGTGTTGCTATCAAAGAGTTTTCCACAGACACTGCTATGTCCGAAAACGCCACTGATAAAGTACCGGTACAATCTGCTATTAGAACCTATGTAGATAGAAGACTGGGGCAGTCACAAACCGGGGACATACTGCCATTAGAATCTCGTTTGCCAGCATTTACTGGCGGATATATGGCACTTGACGGAACATTGCCGATGATTGGCAATATTAATCTAGATTCTCATAGAATTGTTAACCTAGCTAACCCACAAGCCCCGACAGATGCTGTAAATTTAAGAAGTCTGGTATTAGCAAATCTACAAGATTCTAATTTTAGTAATGTTCGAGCCAACGATCTAGTAGTATTCACTGGCGTCGGAAACGAACTGTATAACGCTACCGTGGTGGGAGATATCAGTCTAAACATTGATAGTACTGCACATACTATCGATGCTCAGATCAATGCAGGATCAATAACCAACGCAGATGTCAATGCGTCGGCAGCTATTACTCAAAGTAAATTAAGCATGTCTGCTGCAGGGATCAGGGCCAATGCCGCCGGTATCACACAAGCGGATCGGGGACTTGCAAGTTTCAACAGTGGCCAATTTACTGCCACTGATGGATGGGTCAGCATCAAAGACAACGGTATTATTTTAGACAAATTAGAACAAATATCAAGCAAAACAGTTTTAGGTAACGCCGGCATCAGTTCCGCAAATGTTAGCAGTATACCATTTTCTAGTGTTGTCGACGTCGGAGGCGCTATTAAGAAATCTCAATTCTCAGGAGTAGGATTTTTACGACGCAATGACACTTTATCGAATTCTTTAGATGCGAACTATAGCATAGTTCAAGATGATGCTACATTAAGTACCAATACCTTAGTAAGACGAGATAACAATGGTGATTTTGCTGCGAGAACCGTTACACTGCAAGATTTGAAATTGAAATTGTCAACTGAGTTATCGTCGTATCAAACCTTAGCTAGGATCAGTAGCGTATCAGGCGGTACCACACGCTTGTACGGATTCTTAGGTAATGGCGGTGTCTATGTTGGCAACGGCAGTATAGGTTCCGATAACAGCACATTCTATGACAACGACAGTCATGAATTTAGAACACAGAACGGATTTAATCCTGCTCCTATTTCTTGTGGTCAAGTCACTACCCAAAAAATCACTACAGGCGGTTCAACTACCCAAGGTACCATTACCGGTCAATGGATTCTAGCAGATACGCCAGGCGGTAGCACAAGAACAAATTCAAGATTACAGGCTACATATGCAGCAGACCTTGCTGAATTCTACGAAGGTGATCAAGAGTACGAAGTAGGCACAGTATTAGTGTTTGGTGGTAATAATGAAGTCACAATTGCTACCTCGGCCAACGACTCTAAAGTTGCAGGCGTTGTTTCCGATAATGCTGCATATTCCATGTACGGTGCATGTCCAGGATTAAAGAATCAAGTAGCACTTCAAGGGCGTGTGCCGTGTAAAGTAGTTGGAAAAATTTCCAAAGGAGATACCTTGGTAACCAGTAATATACCCGGAGTGGCTATTAAAAATCTTACACCTAAACCAGGAACCATTATCGGTAAAGCCCTGCAGGAGTACGATTCGGATCATATCGGCACAATTGAAGTTGCTGTAGGGAGAACATAATGGCTAAACAAACTATTGATCCAAAACGTCCACCATTGCAATGGGACACCGTCAACGATGCATTTACTCAGATCAATGATAATTTTACAGAATTATATCTGTCAATTGGTAATGGATCAGCTGTGGATCTCACACAACTTGGTTCTAATATCAATCCAGCGAATAGTTTAACCTATGATCTCGGAACTCCATCGCAACGATGGAGAAGATTATATCTAGGCGGTGGTGCATTGTATGTCGATAACGCTGTGATCACAGCTACTGGTACACGCCTCGAATTACCGTTCGGCGCTACTGTAGGTGGCGCATTGATTAAAGATCCTGCAGAAGGTAGTTTTAGAAATATTTCAGTGCCTGGCCAGAGCTTGGTGTCCGCTGAAGATCTCAAAGATACCTTGAATATTATAGGTTCAGGAATCGATATTATCACTAACCCCGGCACAGACACTATAAGATTCAGCAATGCCGGTGTCACTGCTGCTTCGGCAGGCACAGGTATCAGGGTATCTGCTGCCACCGGAAACATCACTATCACTAACACTGGAGTAACTGGTATTACCGCAGGCACTGGTATATCTGCCACCGCAGGCACTGGGTCAATCACTATCAGCAATACCGGTGTTACCAGAATAGTAGCGGGATCAAACATAGTTCTAGATAATTCAACTGGGGTCGTAACCATAACAAATGGTTCTCCTAATATTCTCCAGAATCTTTGGAGATTTATCTCAATCGCCGGCCAGGATAATTTAGATCCTATATCAGCTAACGATACTTTGAGATTCGCAGGTGGCCCAGGTGTAACACTTACAACCAATACTGCCACTAATACTGTCACAATCAGCGTATCCGAAAGAAAAGACATCATCGGTAGTATTTTTGCAGATGACTCAACTATGTTAATAGACGGAGTGGCTGGAAGAATTGTCGGTCCAGTTTTTTCTAATGTCACAGGTAACTTAACTGGCAACGTCACTGGTAACTTAACTGGCAACGTCACTGGTAACTTAACTGGCAACGTCACTGGAGGATTAATAGGTTATCACACCGGTGATGTTAAAGGATCTGTGTTTGGTCAAGATTCAACTATGCTGATCGATGGTACAGGTTCTAGAATTATCGGCCCTGTTGCAACATCAAGTTTAAGAACAAGCGAAACCAAAATAGCATTAGGATATAGTGCAGGCGAAACATCTCAAGGAAATGCATCAACTGCGATTGGTGCGTTTGCCGGACAAACTACACAAGGTGCTAATGCAGTAGCTGTCGGATTCAATGCTGGCCAAACCGCACAAGGTGCTAATGCACTAGCTATCGGACTAGCGGCTGGATTTATTAACCAAGGTCTCGAGGCAGTAGCTGTCGGACTAGGGGCTGGACATAGTGGTCAAGGTATTAGTGCAGTAGCAATTGGCAATGTTGCTGGATATACTAATCAAGGACTGAATGCTATAGCAATCGGAAAGGCTGCAGGTGCAACTAATCAAGCTGCTAACTCAATTGTTATTAATGCCAGTGGAATTGCACTCGACGGCATAGCAGCCGGTTTGTATGTAAGACCAGTTCGAGAAATTATCGGACCACAAACACTATACTATAATCCGACTACATATGAAGTCACTTGGGGTCCAGTGCCTGCAGGCGGCGGAGGTGGCGGAGGTAGTGATTTCGAATTAAATGTTGCTGCAGACGATTCTACAATACGCAGAATTTTCAACGGTGAAACATTAAAATTCGTAGGAGCCAACGGGATTACTACTGCGACCGACGGAGAGGGTAAACTCACAATCTCCGGCCCGTCAACCTTTACAGGCAATATCTTTACAAGTTTAATCGACTCGGCCGATAGCACAGCAATCACAGTTACTCCGTCTACAATATTCAGCTCCGACGTCACGGTTGAAAACGAATTAACAGTAAGCAACAAGGTCACTGCTAAAGAATTTATTTCAACAGGCACCGGAGACCCAACCCTCGAATCTACAGGTGATATCAACCTAACCGCAGCGGGTGCTGTGAAAATTACAGCAAGCCCTTTGAGATTTGCAAGTTTTACTTCTGCACAACGCAATCTATTAACACCATCTAACGGAGATGTTATATACAATACTACTACAGGAAAATTCCAAGGCCGAGCAGCTGGAGTTTGGGTTGATTTACACTAATAGAGAAAACGATGTCAGATAAAAAACTATATCAAATAGCGACCTATACCGAAGAAGATTGGGAATATGTACACAATATACTAACTGCAGACGGTAGTATTGATGACAATATACCTTCAAATAAAGTCGAATGTACCGATCTCATAGAACACAGTTCGACAAGATCGGTATATCTATTAACCGACAGCGAAGCTAAACAATTAAGTCAATGTCCTAAAATCCGTGCAATATCTCTAGATTTTGCTAGCTATCCTGACCAATTCAAAGTTCCTCCGGAAGAATTATACAGCACACCAAGATATAGTAGTTCAGTTAAAAACTATAGAAACTTTTCAGATACTAGTACCCTACCCGGATCACCAGGTGCGACAGATCTTAATCGAAGTGGTTATCAATTATTAAGATGTGCTCAAAAAAATGATCCGTGGTACGGAATCAGTGACACCACGGTTATCAATGATCAAATCAACTATGTCGGCGACGGAACTGATGTAGATGTCATCGTCGGCGACGATGGCTGCTGGTTCGGCCATGTTGAATTTCAAAAGAATGCAACCGGACAAGGGCCAACAAACTACATCGGTGGTAATAAATTACCCGGAAATGGTACTTGTGATTTATTAGATTTAGTTTTAGAAGGCCCGTACTATATCGACCCTGCATGGTTCAATGCCGATGCTGCCAATCGATTAACCACACGTTGGGATGGAACAATTGTGCCTATAGAATCCGTGGCAAGAGCTTGGTGGGGGAATGCTTCACAACGATCCCTAGCATTTGTCGGCATCGGAACTGTTAGTATTACTTCTGCATATACAAGAGCATATAATAACGGCGATAATCAAAATATCTCCACAGTCGGGCAGCACGGCACATGTTGTGCAGCACTGACTTATGGAAGGACGCAAGGGTGGGCCTTCAATGCCAATAAATGGTTTATACAAGTTTATAATACTAACGGCAGTGATATCCAACAATATTTTGATATCATGAAAATATTTCATCTCAACAAACCTGTTAATTCCACCTATGGTACTAGGAATCCCACTATCAGTAGTAACAGTTGGGGGTATCGCGCTGTACCTCCTAGTTCGGGATATTATTATTATAGAGGTGATACTACCGGTGTAGCTTATTCAGGAACCAAACCTGGGTTTATGGCCTACGTAGGAGTATACGGCGACGGAGGACGAATGAAAGGTCAGATGCTAGACAACGCATGGACTATTGCTGGCGAAGAAATGATCAATGCTGGTGTTATTTTTGTTGTTGCTGCCGGAAATAGCAATCAAAAACAAGTCGGTTCTGTTCATCCAGATTTTAATAATTTTTACAACAGCGGAGCCAATCAATTAGTCACTGACAATACTTGGTACGAATTTGGTATACGGGTGTTACCTTACACCAATAGACGAGGCTTCCCTCAGCAGTTAGGCAAGACTCCTAGCTACGAATATCCTAGTATTAATATAGGTGCATTAGACGATTCTTATCAAGTTAGTGGTAAAGAACGTAAAGTAAATTACAGTGATATGGGTCCGGAAATAGATTGTTATGCACCCGCTGACGGAACTTTAGCGGCCAATCATAGTTATGGCATTGCAGGTTATAGGGCAGACACATACCCATTAGCTTCTGCTGGTGTTAGCGGAATATACTCAGCATCTGCTGCATTGACTAGCACCGGAACATTCGTCGTTGCTGCCAATAATGGAAATAGATTAACTACAGGTAGCGGAACTGTAACCGTTACCAGCATTTCAAATTCACTAGCCGGAGGCAGCGGACTCGCTGCTTCAACTACACCAACCACCGGAAACAACGATGACGGATATTGGTCTTTAACATTGCCATTCAGTATTAATTTTAACGGCACAGCATACACTACTATCGGTGTCGGAACTAATTCATATATCACATTCGGTGGAGGTTCATCAGTGTATTCTAGTCTCGGCGCTGCCAATCCTGCTTTACCAAAAATCATGATATCGTCAGGTGATGTTTCATGCCAAAGAATATATTATGGAGTGTCTGGATCGGCACCAAATAGGACCTACAGAGTTCGTTGGGAGGGAACAAATAGTACCAGCGGAACACTAGGTTCCCCTAATATGGTCTGGGAAGCTGTATTTTACGAAGCAACTCCTGCACAAATTGATATTCAAATTGGCGCAAATGCCAACGGAACCCGAACATTTTCTGATGCAAAATTTAGTGGAACCAGTGCAGCCTGTCCGGTAGCTACCGGACTAATTGCTACAGTTCTACAATATCAAAGGTCTTGGACGTGGCGAGATGTTCGTAATTGGTTGCAAGACAACGTTGAAGTTCAAGATTCTTCTAAATTTTATACAGGTGTAGAATCAATCACAGCCAATGCTGCTTCTTGGTCCGATGTAAACAGTTTAGAGGGTGGTAATGCTAGAGTCATATATAATGCCTTTACAGCACCCAGTGCGATTCCCGCTAATAGATCAGTGAAAACCAAAGGCAATTTTAAATTTAAAGGTAACATAAGCCTTAAATTTAAAAATTAAATTTAGGGTAAATATACAAAAGAGAGCGCATTATGTCAGTACAAACAATCAATATCGGTAATATAGTCAACGATGGCCTAGGGGACGATCTCCGTACCGCATTTCAAAAAGTTAATGCTAATTTTACAGAATTGCAATCTGCACTGACTATTACTGCTTCTAATGTAGGCAGTGGCTTTGGTGTTTTTAAAGGAAAAGTAGCATCTGATTTAAGATTTAAAACTCTTATTCCTAGTACTAAGATGTTAATTGAAGACAGAACAGATGCTTTGATTATTAGTTCTACTCAACCCGATGCTTTTACTAGCATTACCACAAACAGTGGAGTACTAGAAGCTGATGCAGAACTAGATATTACCATACAGGGCGGGGAAAATATTAGAACCTCAGCTGTCGGCAGTGTGATGACTATAGATACTGTGTTAGATCTAAATCAAATACTCACTACCTTTGACTTTGGACCCATAACCGGTGACTATCAATTTTCTCCGCAGTTTGCATTATCTTGTTCTAATATCGACTTTGGCACTGTGGACCGCCCTGGGACAATAAATCTCGACCTCGGTGTTCTCTAAGGAGATCAGCAGTGACTATTGCCTGGCAATTAGAAAATAGCAACCTAGGTATACTCACGGAGAGATTGCCGGTAGAAATCAATCTGCTGGCTACTTCCGATGTCGGTCCAGTAACATTTTCTCTTATAGCCGGGAGATTACCAAAAGGTCTAGTATTAGAAGGCAATACTATAACCGGAAGTGCAGCTGAAGTAAAAACTTTTACAGTTAGCAAATTTGTTATACGTGCCAGCGATAGCGCAGATATAGAAGATCGAACTTTCACATTATCAGTAGATGGCGCCGATGCTCCGGCATGGATCACCCGGGAAGGGTTTCTAAATGTAGGTCAAGGTAAATCCTATTTTGTGTTAGACAATGCCTATGTCAATTATCAACTCGAAGCCGAAGATAATGATTTAGTAGCCGGTGATGTATTGGAATATTACATAGGTCCCATGGGAGGAGAGCTTCCTCCAGGACTAACCCTGACTCGCGACGGACGTATTGTAGGATACACTGATCCTATTTTTTCTATCGAATCGATCAATAAAGGATCAGGTGCCTACGATACCGCAGCGTTCGATACCACCCCATTAGACAAATTAGAATCAAGGCCTAATGGATTCGACACATTCCTCTATGATAATTTTGATTACGATTATAACGAACCTAGTCAAACCCCAAGACGTTTAAGCAGAGCCTATACATTCATTGTTACAGTCACCGACGGCAGAGTCGAATCTAAACAATTATTTAGAATGTGGGTAGTCACTGAAGAATTTTTAAGGTCAGACAACGCTATTGTACAGGTCGACACTAATCTTTTCACTGCAGACTCCAGTTCGACTAGATTCCCACTGTGGATTACAAATAGTGATCTTGGTCGTCGTAGAGCTAACAATTATCTCACAGTCTATCTTGATGTTTATCAAGGTCCGGGACTCGGAGGAAATATAATATATTTTCTAGAAAGTCTAAATCCCGACGGATCTAACAGTCAACTACCACCCGGGTTAACCATTGACCAGACCACAGGGGAAATTGCAGGAAGGGTTCCTTATCAATCTGCTGTAACCAAACAATACACTTTCACTGTTAACGCCGTTAATTTTTTATCAGAAGTATTAACTAGTTCATACACCCTAGTGGGTGCCTGGCAGTCTACAGTAACATATATGATCAATCAAGCTGTGGTCTACGATGGATTTGTTTATGTATGTATCGAAGAGAATAGAAACAAATTACCCTCAGAATCTAATATATACTGGCGTAGTAGCGTATCAGCAAGTGCTAAAACTTTCACAATTTCTATAATAGGAGAAATTGAAAGTGCCATAACATGGATCACAGATTCTACATTAGGATATATCGAGCCAGCCAAATCTAGCATGCTAGTAGTCGAGGCACAAAGTTTGTTGTACGGTAATACTGTCAGCTACGAAATAATTAGCGGAAGATTGCCGCCAGGCTTAGAATTGCTAGGTTCCGGATATATCCAGGGCAAGGTCAAACATTTTGCAGATTCTAAGGGTCCAGGGCTTACAAGATTTTACGAAGAGGATTCTTCCAATAATCGAAACTATTCGTCAATTTTCGACAATATGTCAACCACTTTTGATCGACAATTTAATTTTACGGTTCGAGCTAGAGACGCATCAAGATTTGCACAGTCTGATAAAAATTTTCAAATAATAGTTTCAACTACCTCTAATTTAGAATTCTCCAATCTTTATGTCAAAGCATTTCAGCCCAAATCTAATAGAAATAAATGGTTTAATTTTATCACCGATGCTAACCTATTTGTACCCAATGATATCTATAGATACGGTGACGTGAACTTCGGTGTACAAACCGAAATGAAGGTTTTAATCTATGCAGGGATCGAAAGCGTCGAAGCCAGAAAATTTGTTCAAGCTATGAGCCGAAATCATTATAGAAAAAAACTTAAATTTGGCGATATTAAATATTCCAAAGCCAAAGATCCGGCAACCCAAGAAACTGTCTACGAAGTAGTTTATGTTGAAATCGTTGACAATTTTGCCAAAAATGGAGTTAGTATTGCCCCGACTATAGAACTCAGCAATTCTATTAATAGTCCTGTCTTAGTTAGCTACGATGCCATCAAGATCGATAGCGATATACCATTAGTCAGCGATCGCGACCATCAAAGAATTTTTCCTAACAGTATAAAAAATATGAGGGCTAGAATAAAATCTCTAGGAATTAGAGACAGAGACTTTTTACCTTTATGGATGAGAACACTACAAGATAATAGCAGTTATCAATCCGGGTATGTAAGTGTTATGCCTCTGTGTTACACCAAGCCCGGTAAGGCCCAAACAATCATCGATCGAATCATAGTAAAAACAAAAATGGCCACTCGAGGGCAATGGTTGAATAGCATAGACTATGTAATCGAAGATTCTGTGATGTATCAAGGAGCTTATTGGACCTGTAACAGAAATAATATCAATAAATTACCAAATAAATATCCCGATTATTGGACCCAAAATTTTAATTTTAACCAACTAGATTTTGAAGTCGATCGTTATCTAATCGATGCATTAGATGGAGAAATAGAGAATAAATATCTTGCGTTTCCGCAAATTGGAGAAAAACTACCGTGACCAGCCAAATTAACTATGCCATTATCGACGAAACCTTTCCTAGGGCAGGACAAGACAACGATACCGAAACCTTTAGACGCAACTATGCATCGATCAAGGACAATTTCAGATTTGCAAAATCCGAAATCGAAGATCTTCAGAACAATACCGCTAGAACAGATAGAGAATCTGATTTCAATTCAAATGTCATAGCCGACGCTGTTTTTAGAGAATGTAAAGATCTTTTTTATAATCACCAAGAAATACGTGCTTCAGAATACGATATCGATTTCGGCCTAGGGTCCTATCAGATCGTAAAATTTAAAAATAACACAACTATTCAATTTTTAGGTTTTCCGGAAAATTCCAACAGTGTGGGGAAAGTTATTTTAGAATTATACAGCGACGGCTCAGAGAGAATCATCAGATTCTCTCCAGAAGGTAGTACTGTATTAAAAACCAACGGATTTTCCACTCCAAAGATAGGTGAAACACAACCGTTGACCTTGCCAGTCAATGCGTCAAATAATCCGATATTTGTCGAGGTCTGGAGAAGAAATAATGGTATTATCTTTATAAAAAACCTAGGGCAATTTGTCTGATGTTTAATCCGTTGATAGATAAACTCGATCAATTCACCGATGCTGAATTAGAACAAAAAATATTAGAGCTATCAAGAAAATATTTCGCTGCACAACGATTAGGTAAAATTGATCTCTTGACACAGATCCAAATAGCCATTATAATGTATAAGGAAGAAAGAGCAAACCGTTCAAGACAAAAAAAGAACGAGCTCGATGGTGACCTAGATCAACTTATTAATGTCGACTGAATATACGCAAGAACAAATCATCGAGACTGTCTTAAGAAATGGTCCCGAATCTATAGAACTATTTTCTATTAATTCCGATTGGATCTTTGATTATCTAACTAATGTGAGTCGAGAACGGTTGTATTATCCGTTGCCTAAGTCTAACATACAGTCAAATAAATGGTTGATCCCGGAAAAATACCAAACATTTGACGTCGAAGCCTTTTGTTTGGATCGTTGTCAAACCAACGAGCAATCTATTAGAACTCGCACAGAATTAGAATTATTTAAAAAATATAATATGCTAGATGTGCTTAAAGCTATGAAATACCTAGTAGATGTTATGACCGAACATCAAATCGTATGGGGAGTAGGACGAGGATCTAGTGTTTCCAGCTATGTACTTCATCTTTTGGGTCTTCACAAGATAGATAGTATTAAATATAACTTACCAATAGAAGAATTCTTTAAAGGAGAATAAAATGGGAAAAACTCATACAAGCATGCGCGGCAAGCCTGTTGATATGGAAAGACTAAGTTTACAGAACGAACTAACCCCTGCAGTTGGAAACATCCGGGTAAATGCCAGGGGAGATCAACTAGGGCAAGGTGGAAAAATTATCAAGACTAGAGAACAGATCCTGCAAGATTATTACAACACTAATCCCGCAGCTCTTAAAGAAGAAGTTGTTTCAAGAAAGAAATAAACATGGCATTTGATCCGTTAAAGATAACCAGCATTCGTGCCCTGAACAAAGATGTAATTGTCACCGACATGGATTTCAGCGAGATGACAACTGCCGGTGGTATTGTTATTCAAAGCGACGATGGCAAAGTACACGGAATAAAGCCTCGTTGGGCCCGTGTCTATAAAGTAGGGCCAAAGCAACAAGATATCAAAGTTGGCGAATGGATCCTTATAGAACACGGACGCTGGACTAGAAAATTAAAAATCGAAGACAGCGAAGGTGTCAAAGAAATTCAAAAAATAGATGTTGACTGTGTTTTAGCTAGTGCAGATAGTCGTCCCAACGATTTATACTTCGGTATAGAGTATGCCAACGGTGCTGGCGTAGATATTCGTCCCGAAGACTTCATGCGTTGAATCTAGGATATACCAAATTTTGATAGTTTGGTGACTGACTGGTTGCTATTCTCGAAATAAACTAATATAATTAAACTTCAAGGGGAAGTTTATGAATCCATTTCGTGATCAAGAAAAGTTTATGAAGGCATGTGACCAAACTGTCGACGCCTTCAACAATGAACAATTTACACTGTATCTCAATCTTATTAAAGAAGAATATAAAGAACTGTTTGAAGCAAATCTCAACGATGATCGCTTAGAAACTCTAGATGCCTTAGTCGACATTCTTGTAGTAACTATCGGTGCCATCCATTCGATGGGAGCAGATGCTGAGGGCGCATGGAAAGAAGTTATGCGTACTAATTTTGCTAAAATCGACGACGAAACTGGTAAGGTTCGCAAGCGTGAAGATGGTAAAGTGTTAAAACCATTAGGTTGGACAGCCCCAAATTTGAAAAATTTCTTGGAGAAAACATGAAAGAACTATGGGTAGAGAAATATCGTCCCAAGAGCGTAGATGGTTATGTTTTTAGAGACGAACATCAACGCAAGCAAGTTGATACCTGGATTAAAGATGCTAGTATTCCTCATCTCTTACTCAGTGGCAGTGCAGGCATCGGTAAAACCACATTGGCTAAAATTCTTATCCATGAACTAGGCATCGAAGAATACGATGTACTGGAAATCAATGCTAGCCGCACAAACTCTGTTGATGATGTTCGTGAAAAAATTACAAACTTTGTGCAGATGATTCCGTTCGGCCCGTTTAAAGTTGTGTTGCTTGACGAGGCAGACTATCTGAGCCCGAATGCACAGGCTGCGCTTCGCGGAGTCATGGAAGAGTATCATGCTACAAGTCGCTTTATCCTTACCTGCAATTATCCCAATCGTATTATACCTGCGTTACATTCAAGGTGTCAAGGTTTTCATGTAGAGCGTACAGATCTTACAGAGTTTACTGCTCGCGTGGCTACTATACTTGTTACTGAAAATGTCGAATTTGATCTCGACACTCTAGACAACTATGTGCGTGTAACGTATCCAGACCTAAGAAAATGCATTAACCTAATTCAGCAAAATGTCAACGAATATAAACTAACAGCACCTAGTAAAGGTGATGCCGGCGAAGCTGATTGGAAATTCGAAATGGTCGAACTATTTAAAAAAGGCAAGATCCAAGACGCAAGAAAACTATTATGCGGAAAAGTTAGATCCGAAGAGATGGAAGAAATCTACAGATGGCTCTACGACAATATCAGCATCTTCGGCGACGAAAGAAAACAAGACACGGCTGTTTTAATCATCAAACAAGGATTAGTCGATCATACACTAGTAGCTGACGGCGAAATTAATCTTGCAGCGACTCTAATTAAATTGTCGAGAATCGAATGACCTATATTGTCACAGAAAATTGTATTAAATGTAAACACACAGATTGCGTAGAAGTTTGCCCGGTTGATTGTTTTTATGAAGGCCCTAACTTTCTTGCAATCAATCCCGACGAATGCATTGATTGTGCTGTATGTGTTCCCGAATGTCCTATAGATGCTATCGTTCCAGATAACGATACCATCATCGATGTTAAATTCTGGTCAGATCTAAATCGTAGATTGAGCCAAAAATGGCCAAACATTACCAAAAGAAAACCAGCATTATCGGATGCAGATCACTGGAACGGAAAATCTGACAAAATTAAACTATTAGAAGAATGACTGAAGAATCGACGAGTAACAGCGCCAAGGGGCGAGAGAGTTATGATTCCGACTCCACTGGTTCATTGATTCACTTCTTCAATCGAAACATTGCCCCTTATCCTACAGAAGTAGGATCTCCAGCGTTTGATCTTATTCCGATCGAGAAACAGAAAGACATTATGGTCAACGTTGCCCGTATGCACGGTCAACAAGAATATAATAGAATCATGGAATTGGTCAAGGTCCTGCAAAAACAAGCAGAATCAATCAAACGTAGAATGCAGGTAACTGACTGGGTTCACTCGGCAGTATATCAATTCCAGGTTGCACACGGTCGAACATATTGGCTAGCATATAATACCAGACTTAATCACACATTGTTAACAATGCACGGGCCCAATGATTGGAGTACAGGGTGCCCTGAAAATTATCAATATCTCTGTCAAGTAAAATGGCTAGGAGATTATTCTTGGATCGAAGTCGACGACCAAGGAAATCCTTTAGAATAGGGGATGTGACATCCCCTATGCTATCAAGCGTCCTTATAAATTGCTAGAATTTCTCGAACTGCGTCATGGCGTTCTACATCTCCCACTGTGAAATGACAGACATCAACATATTTGTTATTTTTAAAATCATTAAATAGATTCAAAAATTCTAATAAACCATTGTTTGACGGTCTATCGGCCTGCTGAAGGTCACCAGTAACTACCATCTGAGACCCGTGTCCTAGCCTAGTCAGCAACATCTTCATCTGGCTCGGAGTTGCATTCTGCATTTCATCTGCGATAATAATACTATCCTTGAACGTGCGACCCCTCATATATGCCAAAGGACTGGTTTCAATCACCCCCTCTTTTATCATAAATTCTATTTCTTTGGCCATATAATTTTCTGCGAACACATCCATTATGGGTTTTGTCCAGGGCTCCATTTTTTCTTCTAAAGTACCTGGGAGGAAACCGTGTTGCTCGTCAACTGAAACTGCTGGTCTTGTGATAACGATCTTTGTGGCATCTCCGTTTTTCAATTGTTCAATCGCCCATTGAACGGCCAACATTGTTTTACCCGTACCCGCAGGGCCGATAGCAAACACTATCATCTTGCTAGGATCATTAAGTTTAAGTAGGTAATTTTCTTGGCTTAGGTTTTTGGGATATATTTGAACTCGCTGCTTTTTGCGTTGGAGTTTTTGATCGATATTTATAACATTATCATTGAAATATGTGGAATCAGTCTTAAAAGCGGTTGCTTTTCTTCTTTTCATTAAGGTTAGCCCTCCTTTTTACGTGTTAGGCACGGACCTTGACCGTTTGTGCCCGTGTCCGAACACAACTGTATTTAACAACCTTTGAAAAAAGTTCTGAGATATGTTTAAAAACGGGCTAAATACTTGTGGAGGCAACATGGTAGATTTAAAATCAATTATACAAAATATAGAAACTATCTACGGTTCTAATAACAGTCTTAATATACTCAAAGACTTTGAGCGTGTTATAGACGAATTAGACCTGTATGTGTTCGACAACTGGATCGACGGTGAGTTAGTGTCTGGTCCTAAGGAAAACAAATATTTCGTAGAATGTGTTCTTATGTGGCCCTATGATAAAATGCCCGATCCTGCAGGTGCTCGACGTCTGTCCGACTACGGCTGCAAGATACAGTTTGCAGAATCCTTTATGAATAAAGTCAGACAGATACGCACTCCTGACGATATTCGGCCAGGCACTAAAAAAGGCAAAATAGATAGAAATAAAATATGGATGGTCAAAATCATAATGCCTAAAAAACTAATGAGCGACATACAACGCGGCTATCAAGACCTTGACATTAATAAAATTGAAGATATCGTCAATCAAAATTTCATGAAAAATGTTTCACCCGATGCCAGCGAACAACAGGTACAGGACCTAGCAAATGAACAACCAGCAGCTTAACGAAGGCCTTAGATCACTGGATCTAGAAAATTTAATCGAAGGAACCGTAGAAATCGATGTACACAAGTCTAAAATGGGCGAAGACCAAGATGTGTGTGTACTCAGTTTTACTGTCGGTGATAGATTTCCTGCCAAAGACCTAATGGAGTTTGTAGAACGCGGATACGGATTTGTATTAGATGCTGATATATCTAGCGGGGAAAATTCCAAAGGCAAATATAATGTATTCATCGAACTCTCAAGAACGCCCCAGTTAGCAGAAAATATAAAAGAATTAGAGTACGGCATTAAACGATTGACTGGAATCGATACTTTTAGATTTAAGTATTATAAGAATCCAGAATTATTTGATCTCAACGAAGACAATATTAAAAGAATTGTTCCCGATTCGGCTAAAGAATATGAAATAACATTAAATCGATTCAAAACCGAAGATGTCAAACAATTCTTCGATAAGACCTTAATGGACGATCTCACGTTAGACAACGACATAATAACCATAAAAAAACCGTTCGGCAATCAACTTAGATTCAAACAAGTTAACGAACAATCAATCAGCGAAAATACAATTGCAGTCGACGATCGATCAATCAGCGAAATCTTCTGGCTTACTAAAGTATTAGGAGATTACGATATCACAAAGATCGGAGAAACTTTTTCCTTGGCTAATAAAGGAAAGATCATGTTTTTACAAAGGATATAAAATGGCTTTTGAATTTGAATTTACACCTGCCCACCTAAGAGAAATAATTGGGAAAAATCAATACCTCGATCATTGGTTCGATGCTATTACAGAAATTTGTCCAGAATACGAAATCAATACTCCTGCAAGACTAGCAGCATGGTTAGCACAATGCGCACACGAGTCTGGAAATTTTTTGTTCTTGAAAGAAAATTTAAATTATAAAGCGGCTAGTCTCCGCAAAGTATTTCCTAAATATTTTCCAGACGACACGATTGCGACTCG